ACCCGCAGTATAGTTTGTTCCTGATGCTTCTTGTCCTGTACTATAGGCTGTAGTAGCAGCACTCATAGTCGCAGAGCTAGTATATAAAGCAAGCTTAAAGGTATTACCTCCAGTCGCTTTAAAATTGTGCGTTCCTTCCATAAGTTCTTTTTTAAAAGAAGTACACATCGCTTGTGTTATAGCCATTATAGCCTCCGAATAATTTCAGCTAAATCTTTATGACCTTGCTGTTCTAATTGATTCCCTATAGTACACATATGGTTTTTAATCGCCTCATGCATATAATAAGCAATGATTTTGTAGCACACATTTTTAAAAGCGTGTGCCTGTGCTTTAATTTGCGGTGGTGCTGTATCACTTACCGAAATAATTTTATCAGTCGCCATTTCAGCAACTTCTTCTGGAGTATGACCTCTATTTTCAGTTGTCTTAACTCCTAAATTTCCTATAGATATTTTAAAAGAATCTGTTTCCATTAGTATTTTTTTGGTTCTGGTGGCGTTAAATTTATATCATTTCTATCTATTTTCCCAACTGGTTTACTATTTTCTTGAATTTCTATTTCTGAAAACTTACAAACCTTAATACCAGCACCATTTTGATAGGTAACTTTAGGATTGTCTAATCTATGATAACCATAAAGTTTATCTTTAAAACCTATATCTGTATCTAGTAATGATGATCTTGGTGCTATTGAAACATCTATACCAGCATCAATGCATTTAGATAACCAAAACTCAACACATCCTCTTCCAGCTTCTGCAAAATGCATATTGCTTTTATAAGTAAAATCAACGCCAAAAACAGCAATGCTTTTAACATTAGCCCATAATGCATAAGCAATGGCATAAGCAATTGTATTGTTAAAATAAGAACAACCTAGCTTTCCTACAACCTCTTCTAATGGATATTCTTCAACAGCAGGCACTCTTTCATCTAGCTCACAAGAATAAATTGGATAATAAGCAGTTGGCAATACCAATCTCATCATCTTTGTCATAGACCCTGCATCTTCTGAATCCAAAAAACGACTCATAGGGTCTAATATAAAAGCCCTGTCTATGCGAGGCAAAACACCTATCATGGCATTAACTGCCCATACCTCATCAAACGATACACTATGAACCTGTGATAAATGAAAATCTATCTGGCTTTGTCCCATTGCTACAATTGCAATGTTTTTATCTTCCATTTTTTTAGAAGATTTAAAGCTGTCCTGCTCTGTAGGCATCGTTTCTGTCTCTGCCTTCTCCCAATACTTTAAGTCTGCCTAATGCAGATTCATATCTTGTGTTATAAACAGACATCATATCCTGTTCGCCTTTCATATATACATAGCCCTCTAGCAAACAAGCATATAGCAATGCTGAAGGAGCATTTGTTGATAGCCATGTTGTGCCACTATCTGAGCCAGCAGTTATTGATGCTGGTCTATAAAAATAATGTAATTCAACATTGTAAGCAGAATCTGGTGTTGGAGCTACAATAAAATAATCATTATCAAATATAGCGTAATATTCAGGCTCTCCTGTTGTTGATGCATTCGGATATAGCTCTCTAATCCAATTAACATCTTTATTTATTAAAAAAGTTTGATTACTGCTATTTGTAAAAGACAAAGAATAGGGTGCTAAAAAATCAGTAGGTATGCCTAAATACTGATTGCTTGAAGATAAAGACCCCACCTGATTTTTTCTAAAAACAGGTAACTGAACATTCTCAAGAATACGATCTTCTGCTTGTTTAATAATATCTGGAAGATATGTAGTAAAAGAAGTCTCACTATTCTGAAGATAATTCTGTATTAAGTTTTTTAATTCACCATAAGTCATTGTTTTTTATAACTTTCCACCACCAAATTTTCTTTTAACTTGGTCGTTATAGTTTTCAATTTCTGAATCAGACTTTTGTTTAGCAATGTTAAAATTTCCTTTTGCAGCTCTTTTCTTTGCAGCCATTTCTGCATTAGTACCACCTTCTTTCATAGCCCTTCTTGCTTTTTCATTATATTTTTTAAATGCCTTAGAAGCATCTTTTTTTCTTTTTGTTAATACTTCATTTGCACTTCTTTTCTGAGAAGATTTTTGATCTTTTCTAAAGTTTTCTACCATCTTTTTTTGATCTTTTTTAGAAGAAAATTTATATTTTTCACTATTTTTTAGTGCTTTTAGTTTTTTATCAGACATTTTTTATCCTCTAGCTTGTTGTTACTTTAAGTGTTCCTACCTTTCCATGCATATCAAGACCAACTGTTCTTGATCCAACAGAGGTAACGCCACCACCAATAGGATCAAACGCATACAAACGCCTACTGGCTTCTTGTGCTTTATCAGGTCTTGGGTTCTCCAAAGCAATTGGATCATCAACTGGCGTTCTGCCTAGTTGATACTGAGGTTGATCTTGATCAAAACACTCATGACAAACCAAGAATCCACTCAGTCTTGTGTCAACTACTTCATCTTTTAAATCTTTTAAGTCGTAACGAAAACCGCAACGATCACAAAATCCAAAAGCATACTTACCTTGTGCAAACTGTGTCATTAGTTATTGTAAGATGTCCACGGCACAAAACGAAAATTCGCTTTAACCCTATCTTCCTCCGAAGCTAATTGCCATTGTTCTTCATATTCTTGTTTTAATATAGGCAATCGGTCTGATACTTCTGGTCTTTTCATAGCTATGTAATAAGCCAATCCAGAAACTAAACAAGGTAAAAATCTTTTAGGAACATCCATATTATTGCTACCGGGTGTTCCGCTATCATAAATTTGTCTTATCCGATAATAAGAAACAGTATATGTTTGAGTATCATCAGGCACGGGCCAAAGTGTATATTGTGGCGTTGTTGTAAGTCTTTGAATCCATATCTGTGTAGGCTGACCTGACTGTAATTTATTAGGTATATCAGCATATTGACTAGGTGATATTCTAGTTAGTTGATAATCAGTTTGACTAGAACTGTCTCCAGAATTTAACCTAAGATGAGTTTCCATCAAATCAATCGTATCGTCAGGCAATGTATAGGTTGCTGTATCGGCAGTTAATGTTTGTGTTCCATTTTCAATTGTCCACAAATTAATTCCACGATTTTGCCACTCAAGCATCATCATATCAATACTACGTCTAGCAGTACGATAGTCATAGCCAGTACGAGCTTCTAATCCCGCTCGTTCATAGGCTTCTTCAACAATCTCACCTATATTGAGATTGAAAGCATTAGTGGTCGCAATTGCCATTTACAGCTTTCCACCACCAAATTTTCTTTTAACTTGGTCGTTATAGTTTTCAACTTTAATATCTTCTCCACCCATATACCTAATCATTTTTCCTTCAGCATATTTTACTTTTTTGCTTTTTTTAGGTTTATCAGATTTTGAATCGTAGTAATTAGGCATATAGCCTCCCTTATTTTTTCTTTTTGATTTAGATAATGCTATAGCAACAGCTTGTTTCTGGGGATACCCCTCTCGTTTTAACTTAGAGATATTCCCAGAAATAACTTTTTTAGAGCCGCCACTCTTCAGTGGCATTACTTTTTAGCTTTTTTCTTAGCAGGTTTTTTTGCAGGAGCAAGAGCTTTCATAGCAGCTTGAGCTTCTTTTTTAGTCATTAGACTGCCATCAACGATAACTTCTTCGCCGTCAATGATTTCTGCAACTTGAAAAATTGGCTCTCCACTTGGAACTCTTTCTCCATTTTGAACTACTTTATATTTTGCCATAACAATTCCTAGCTTGGATTAGTGTAATGTTTAATCACAGTCATAACGATAGTATAAACATCGCCACTACTATGACCAACTGTTGTAAACTTAACATCGCCTGTAGAGCCAGTTCCTGCATTATCAGGAATACCGCTAAAATTAGAAAAATCAAATTCATCAGACCAATCAGCAGGAAGCTGAATAGCTAATACATCGGTATCAGCGTCAAATAATATTTTGACACCCATACCGATATTGCTGAAATAGATTTTTTCAATGCTTACCGAACTGCAAGACATTTTCGTTACTGGATTAACAGATAAAGAAGAAACATCAATTTTAGTGACGGCACTCTCTCCAGTACCGTCACTTACGTTAGTAAACTTAAATGTAGCGTGTTGTGCTCCATCAGAGATGGTTTGTGTTGCTACTGCATCAGCCATTATTTACCCCCTTATGCGTCAGCAAATGGAGTTACTAGTGTTCCTGATCCAAGAATAATCCCTTCGACAGCATACTTAGCAGAAGCCATTGCAGTAACTTTTACGATACTACCAGCTAGTCCGCCTTTAGTGCTTCCGTTCATAGTGATTACATCATTGCTTGCACCAGAAATAAAAGTTTTACCTGTTGCATCATCTACACCAGTATATAGACCGCCAACGAACTTATCTGTTCCATCGGTTAGTATGTCCATATCTGTAGCTGCTGTAACAACAACAAATGTAAAAGTAGCACCCAAATTATTAGTTTGATTTGGATCGTCATCTGCATCTGGTGCAGTCGCAACGATAGAAGGTAAAGTAAATTTACCATCTGCATCATTTGTTATTAATACTTTACCAGCATGAGATGCAACTGTAAGTGTTGTGTCAGCAGTTAGACTAACTACGTTAGCGTTTCCTGCCGAAATAAAACCAGCCAATGATTGAACTGGTCCTGAAAAGGTTGATTTTGCCATAATTTCCTCCTACGGAAATAAGTCCTACCGTCTTGGCGAGTCTGCTAGGTCAGTCTGTAGGACAAGTTCACCCTAGATAAAGTTGATGTGGGTTGAGTAAGAAACCCCCACATCACGGGTTCCATTAACAAAATTAAGCTCCTGAAGAACCGAAAGCACCAAGCGGATCAGATACTCCAAATGAATATCTTTCTCTAGCTTTGTACCTCACATTTCCAGTATCAAAATCGCCATCCATGCTCGTTTCCATTGGAGTTCTAACGAAATGTTTGAATCCATTTGGAACATCGGTCATTAAGAACCATGCATCAGTATCAGTTAGATAATGATTCACAGCATAACCACCGGGAACAACGCCCATTGATTTTATCGCATTAATATCATTGTCAGCAGTACCCACTCTGAGATCAGACTGTAGTATCCGTTGAGCAACAAACATCAAGTTAGGCGGTATAATCAACTTCGTTGGTTTTGCAGCAATTAGCAAACCACGCTCGTCAGTCCATCCAGCAATCTGAATAACAGCCGCTTCTAGTGAAGTTTCGTTAAGATCAGCTTGTGTAGAAGGAGTGTTCGAGTTTGTTCCACCTGAAACAAGAGGGTGAGAGGTGCTGAATAAATCAACTCCATCACCTGAATCAAAATCTCCAAATCCTTTATTCAAAGGATATGCAGCTTTGACTTGCTTCGTATAAGCCATAGCTCTGGCAAGTGCTTTAGTGTAGCGTGCAGAAAGCGAATCATAAAGATTATCTTCCATAGCTTCTTCAGTAATAGCAAATCCCATTGCAATGGTTTCGTGGTTGTATCGAGCAGTAAAAGATTCTTGTGCGTTATCATAACTGATAGCAGCACCTTCGTCTTTTACAGGGGCAGCGTTAAAGCCACTTAGCTTGACTTCTTCTTCAAACGATCTGTCTGATGATTCAGTCTCATATATCTCTTCATGCTCATTTTCATACTTGCCGTACTCTAGCCCGAATAACGCATTTAGACCGGGTAAAAGTTCTTTAAGTAACTGTGCTCTTGAAATAGCCATTTATTAAATTCCTTATATTCCAGTTGTGTTATTCATGAGGTGACCAACATTAAACTTGACGATAACATCAGTGTAACTATCTCCAACAGCAGAGTTCGGTCCATCGACAAACTCGATGATACGAACTGGTAGCGTGTTAGTGGTAGCTGCAGTAGAAATATCGACAGCGTTTTTGCTAGTACCTATAGAGGTAGAACCTGCTGTTTGAACAACCGCACAATTAGTTCCCAATACAGCTTGAGCGGCAGAGCCGTCACATTGCATTTGGAAAGTAATATCTGGGTCATCCATAACATAGGCTACAGCATCTGAAGCAGTCGTAGATGCGGGCCATTGTTGATTAAAGGTCTTTTGGCTAGTATTTGGATCGGTGTAAGCACATCCGACAAAAATACCAATTGGAGTTAAAGTAGTCGTACCAGTGTCTTTTTCGACAGTACCGGCAGTGACTAGCTTAACAAAGTCGCCATAAAAAATACCAGTGCCATAACCACTCGCAATTTTATAGTGACGAACTTTTCCGCTAAAAGAACCATTACAACTTAGTCCAGCTTGTGGCATAGCACCATAAGGTGTTGCACTACTAGGCATAATAGCCTCCCTATTTACATCACAAAGTTAAAATTCATAACCCCATGAAATAAAAATTACTTCTTGGAGTTACTCCCGAAAGTAACCCTAGACTGCCTTTCCGGTTGAAGCATAGGCATTCTTGGATCATTTTCTCTAAGGTAATTATTATCAATGCCATTCATTTGTTGATCAGCCATTTTCTCGTAATATTCTTTACGTTCTTTGACCATTTCAACAGGGGCTTTACATAATAATAACCCACCAACTTCAATTGCACCTTCTCTTCCCCAGCGTGAATCTTCATCCGAAAGTATTTTCAACTTAGGTTGAGACTCAGCAGATACGACCTCCCAGCCTTCTCTAAACTTACTGGAAACATTAGTGTTATCTGGATTACCAATCATGCTGGTACGAATCCATCTAAACACCCAACCTTCCTCTGGTTCAGGGTCAGGTAGTACATTTGGTGGTGACCACGACTTCTTTCGTTGTGTGGTTTCTCGATTATACTCCTCTCTTGGAGTGCGCTCTTCAGACATATAAATATCCTCTAGTTATTTGCAGACATATCCTTAACCAACTGGTTAGCATATTGTTCTGGCGTTACCCCAAGACGCTTTGCGAGGGCGACTTGAGTTGCTGTAAGCTGTACTTTGCGTGGCTTTGCACCATTATTGCGTGTAGCAGGTGCGACCACGGAACTTTGGGAATTGGAGCTTACAGCTTCTTTTTCTTCACTCCCAAAGAAATCTGGAAATACTGACTTCATTCTTGAATCTATTCTTTCATAGTATTCATCAGAAGCAGGATCAATATTTTCTTCTCTAACTAATTTTTCATGCACACCATATGCAAAGCTAGTCATTTCAGGATCGCTTCCAAACCATTGGTTTTTTGCTTGCCATGCGATTGCTTTATCATCTGGTCTTGGTGGCATTTGTTGTTGAGGAATAAACTGTTCTTCTTGTTGTCGAACAGATTCTTCCTCTGGAATCCTTGCATTAAACTGTTCAGCATTAGCCGCATCCATAGTTGCTCTAGTTAAAGCTTCTTGAGCAGCAACCATTTCTTCTGTATTACCTTGCTCGTAAGCCTCTTTATATCTTTGTTGTGCTGCCTGTTTAGCAAACTCTGCTCTTTCTTCAGCTTGTTTACCAAGATATTGCTGACCATCATTAACCAATTGGCTTAAACGCTCATTTTCAGCTTTAATTTGCTGTGCATATTTAATTGCTTCATCTCGAAGTTTTGCGGCTTGTTCTTTTTGCCTTCTTTCTTCATGATGTTTTGCAGTCAGTTGATCGATTCTTTTTTGAACACCTTTATCAACATTCAAAATTTCTTCATCAACTGTCTTTTCTGAATCTTCTTTAACATCTTCAGCAAAAACTTTTTCTTTCTTCTCAGGCTTAGTTTCAACGTCATCAATAATTTCAATATCGATTTCATTTTCAGACTCGGAAACTTCATCTGGCTTAGAACCAATTTTAGCTTTAACGCCTAAAAACTTTTGCTCGTTACTCATTGTTGAGTTTTCGTTAGTATCGCTCATACTTTTTCTATCCCTCTGGGATCATCAACTACTGCTTCGACACTATCATCATTAATGATGCGAAATTCTTTCCCATGAATTTTAATCCTAGTGCCACTGAATGCACGAAACACAACAAAATCTCCTTCGGAACACCAAGCTCCTGTAGGAAATCGTGATTCGTCTTTGTAACAATCAGGTCCCATTTTTAAAACAAAACCTGTAATAGTGGCTACTTCTTCATTGCGAATGGTTTCATCCGCTTTCAAAATACCGCCTTCGGTTTTCTCTTCTTTTTCTGGGATTGCAATTAGGATTCTATATCCTGTGGGTTCTGGCAACTGTGTTGCCTGTTTTTCTTCTTTCTCTATATCGAGTGCAGTGTCCATGACCACCTCTTTGCACGGAATTATTAAAGGTTTCCGAGTTACCTTGCGGCACTATGCCGATTTAGAGTCGTTCTAATTCTTGAATTATATCCAAAAGTTCACGCTCTGCGAGGGCTAAACCCTCGATTACACCAGATTGATGTTTGTATTCATCAAAACTAGTACAACTTCCTGTAGCAATATTATCTGCTCTATCATTCATTAAGTCTCGTATTCTCGACTTAAACTTTTCAATCAGTATATTACTGTCCATTAGTATTATCAGATGTTACATCAGTTGCAAGTCTTGATGCAATCTCAGCTGCTTTAGTGGCTTCTTCACTTTCTATTTTTTCGCCCTCTACTTGAGCATCAATTACATCGCTAACCAGTTTTTGTTTTACGCTGGCATCAGCAATTTTTTCTTGCGATCTAATTCTTTCAAGCTCAATAGCATCACGGCTTTGAGCCTTTTGCATATCAACTTGTGCATCGACCATATCGGCTTGAGCTTTACGCTGAACTTCAGCTTCTTTAATATCAAGTTCACGCATTTTTGCTTGAACCAGTGGGTCTTGCATCTGTTCTTGAATTTGTTGTTGTTGCGCTTCTCTTTGATGTTTTTGTAATAATCTTTCCGCAGCTTCAGCAACCATTGATGACAATCTTTTCTCAATATCTTCTGGAAGAGGCTCACCCAATGGCGGTAACTCAACACCCAACTCTTTTTCAATTTCATCACGATATTGAAATGCCAAATGTTCTCTAACATGAGACTCAATTGATGCTTGCAACAATTGCATACCTTGTGGATTATTTGCACCCATTTGAGCTAACTCTGGGTCTTGTATTGCACTCATATGCACTCTAATGTGTGCCTCATGATCTTGATACTCAAATGCTTTTACTGGCTCGCCATTAAGCATATTCATATTTTCACTAACAGGATCAGCAGGTTTAATATCATCTCCTAATGGAACAATTTTATCTGCATCCCTAATACCTAATGTATCTAGCATTTGTCTGTGCAATTCAGGCAAATTATAAATCTGTGGCGATTGTTGAGCCAATTGTAGTGCCGCTTGATACTGCATTATTCTTTGAGACATTGTTGCTGAGTTTGGATCAGAAACAGGTTGCACATCAATGCGGTCATCAAAATCTTCCATTTTAATTTCAGACTCTGCATCAACCTCATAAGGATAAGATGGAGATGTAAAGTCTTTAATAACATTAACCAGTATATTAAATTCTTGTTTCATTGAAGCATGAAGCCTAGATTGTATAGCACTCATAACTTTCATTGTTCTTTCAAGAATAGCTAATGTTGTACCAACAGGAGCCTCTGAGTTCATATCACTAACATTCAAATCCGATGCACTGGTAAATCTTCTACCCTCTTCAACAATGTTTCCTAATAGTTGATAAAGGGTTCCCGATGGCTCCTTATAAGGAAGGAATGTGATATTGTCTCTTATTGCACCACCGGGAATATCTACATCTCTAAACTCACCCGGCATAATTGGAGTATCATCTCCTTTAATTCTAAGCCCTCTGGACTTTAAGCCACCCGGCAAGTTTGATAGCGTTCCTGCATCTACTAGCTGTCTTAACAGTGAAGTAGCAGATTTTGCCAATCCACCAATCAAATGCACCAAACCAAATCCATAAAAACCAAGACCCGGCAAGTATTGATAATGTGCAAAGTGTTGACGCATCATTCGATTATTATCTTTCTCATACCAATTTCTACGAATTGATAAGATGCTGTTGCTTGAAATATCAATGGTAACTACATAAGGCAATGCAATGCCTGTCTCATTTCCTTCCTCATCGGTATCTTCAAAGCCTTGTAGGTCTAAGTTCACCATCATCTCTAACAGCGTATAGCGATTATCAAAGTCATAAGTTGAGCTATCGCCTGTTAATTCATCGTATTTCTTACGAATATCATCTGGATCGGGTGATGGATCAGGTAAATCAATGTCTCTATAAAACCCTGATACTTGAAGTTTACGAACATCATTCGCAGTCTTTTTCATAATATGGGTAGCTCGTTCTGCCATTTGCAGATCGGTTGCACCATAAGAAACAATAAAATCTTCAGCAGGAACAAAAATCGCACATGGTCTGTCCATGTTTGGATCATAATAAACTTTTCTAAATGCTGATCCTGCTAATGGCAAAGAAAACAAAAGTTTCTCGGTTTCAGTTCGATACTCTTTCATTTCATCAGTCAGCAAATAGTTCATATAATCTTGAACTCGTTTTGCTTGCTGTTCTTTTTCAGGAGTAACTTTACCAAATATTTTAGTATTTACTGGTCCTGAAGCTGGAAATATTTCACTGATTGCCTGACTTTGAAATCGAACCACAGCCTCTGTTAGCATTGGGTGAAACACACCACAAGCACCGGGCCATGGTAAAGTTCGATCTTCAATCTTTAATCCCAACTGATCTAAACCTTTTATATAGGTTTCTTCCCAATCATTCCTAGAATCTCTATCGCCTTGATATTGACCAACAAGCTCTGATGCTAAAATTTGCAAATCATCTTCAGACATTTCTTCTGCCAAGTTTGCAAAAAAATCACCGCTTGGATCAAAAGCATCGGGATCAAAATCAATAATCATCCCACCATCTTCGGTCATCATTGCGCCATTAGGCTCAACAATATCTATTTCAACGCTTGCTTCTAACTCACCTTCTATCGGTGTTGCTGGTGTTGTTCTTTCTATTGCCATAATTAATAATACTCTGCTTTACCTGCGTAAAATGGTTCTTCTTCTTCATCGGAGTAAAGACTGACAAAACCACCTTGTCTAAATCTTAACAAAGCCTGAGTGCTGGAGTCCACTAAATCGTCATGCTCTGCATTCGGAAAAGCCGCAAACTCTTCAATGACTTCATCTGCCCATCGGGTTTCCGGTGCCCAGACTATTCCAGTTGCAAACAAATCTGCAACCGCATTCACTCTTGCTATTTTATCGTTTCCTCTCGATGGGCTAAATTCTGATACAGGAATACCCATTGATCTTAATTCAAAGATTAAGGGCGTTCCTGCGGCTTTCGACTCGACAATAAACGCATCGGGTTCATACTTCTGCCATGTCTTATAAGCCACTTTCTTCAGTTCTGGAAACTCCAATCGATCTTTAAACGCATCTAATAAAATTAAATTGGGAGCCATTTTCCCATCTTCATCGTCTGCGTAAAACACTCCCCATGTCGTGCAAGCAGAATAGTCGGAACGCTCTGTTTTAAGAAATGCGGTGTCCCAAGACTGAATTAAAAACTCACAATGCGGTGGTCTATCTGCTTCCCATCGTTTCCACCACTCTCTTTTAACCAATGCACCTTCTTCACTGGTTGGGTCTTGCTGATATTGTGCAGACCATTTTGAAACAGGAAGCTCTTCTTTAAGGGCTTCAAGTTCTTCTATCTTCCAAAAGCCGGGCCAAAGTGACTTACCTGAAGGCAAGATTGCAGGAAACTCAATGACTCTCCATTCTTCTCCACCACGCTTCATACTGGTTTTCAATAGGTTTCCAGTCAAATCTCGTTTGTGCCATCGGGTCATTACCACCACAATCGCACCGCCCGGTTGTAAACGCTGACGAGGACCTGAGGTGTACCATTCAAAAGTCTTTTCAAATACTTTGGGATCGGCACTTGCACCTTCCTGCTCTGAGTGTGGATCATCGATAATCAATAAATCCGCACCTTTACCAGTTACAGCACCGCCAACACCAATCGCAAAATACTCACCGCCTTTGTTGGTATTCCATCGACCCGCAGCTTTACTGTCCGCTTGCAGGTTCACACTATCAAATATCTTTTGGTAATCCTTTGAACCAACTAAGTTACGCACCTTTCTACCGAAACCCACTGATAGTTCTGCGGTGTGTGCAGTCTGAATCACCTTCCCTTCTGGTTTGTGTCCTAAAAACCACGCAGGCAACAGGTAAGACGCAAACTCACTCTTGGTATGTCTAGGGGGCATATTGATAATCAAACGCTTTAAATCACCATTGACAACACGACCAAACTCTTCAGCCATGATCTTGTGGTGATCCCCTTCTATAAACGCGGGCCAAACCGACTTAACAAAAGTAATAAAGTCACCCTGACAATCTTCTCTAAACTTGGCTTTTTGTAATTCTTCAAGTTGTTTAAGCAACTCGACCTTCTAGATCGGAAGAG